AGATACACTTAAAAAGACCACGCTCAAAACGTTTTTTGAAGTAGCACATGTATTGCAGCTATTGCCCAATGAACACTACACCATCAACAATCAAACGCACGTTATCACGTTTGCAAATGGTAGTGAGATAATACTTAAAGACTTATTTGCTTATCCATCCGACCCTGAGTTTCATTCATTGGGTGGTCTTGAGTTAACAGATGCATATGTGGATGAGGCTGCACAGGTTAGTAAGCGTGCAATAGACATATTGCAATCTCGTATTCGATATAAGCTAAGAGAATATAACCTGCCACCAAAGATGCTGCTCACATGCAATCCATCAAAAGGATGGCTATATAATGATTTTTATGCACCATATCGAAGTGAAACACTACCGCAGCATCTTGCGTTTATTCCTTCACTTGCAACAGATAATGTGCATTTGCCTGATTCCTATATTGAAACTTTGGAAAGACTACCCGAAGTAGATAGGCGAAGGCTTTTGTACGGTGACTGGGAATACGATGAGAGCGTGGACAACCTTTACCAATACGATGATTTGGTACGCTGCTTCCGGGATGAAGAAAGCAAAGGTGAAAAGTATATCAGTGCAGATATCGCACGCCTTGGAAAAGACCGTAGTGTAATATGCGTATGGCATGGATTGCATTTGATGGAGATACACGAACTACGCAAGCAACCAATTACAACAGTTGTTTCTACCATACGCCAGTTATGCGATAGGCATAGCATCAAACTATCCAACGTGATCTGTGATGAAGATGGTGTCGGAGGGGGTGTGGTAGATAGCCTGAAGTGTCGAGGCTTCCTTAATGGTGGGCGTGCTAAGCAAGCAGATAGATACACCAATCAAAAGGCAGAATGTTATTTCAAGCTTGCAGAATTAATCGAGCAGAACAAAGTAATCTTTAAAGTGAATCAGTTCCGGGATGTGATTGTGCAGGAGCTGGATATGATACGCCGTAGGCAACCTGAAGCAGACGGTAAACTCGCAGTAATAAGCAAAGAGGAAATAGCACGCATGCACGGCAAGTCACCTGACTACGCTGATGCTATCATGATGCGTATGTACTTCGAACTTTTCCCGAATTACGGCAGCTATTCGTGGGCGTAGCCGTTCTCAATTTTAACAATTTTTAACAGATGGTGTGTAAGTATTTATACTATCATTGCACCATCAATAACAAATTTACAATTATGAAAGCAAGCAAAGTAATCAAGTACATCGTGTGGGCAGTGGTAATTTTCGCAGTACTTAGCTACTGCCAAGAACTCAACGATTGTTTAGCCAAGTATTAATCTCAAATCAATAACAACATGAACAGTTTTCACAAAGACAATTTGGAAGCATTGCAGAAGTTTCAGCAAATGCTCAACGCAGCACCTGATAAAGATGGTATCGAAAAGACCCCCGATGGTAAAGCGGTCACGCTGGTAGTATCACACGTAGAAACCACACTCGATGAAATGTTCTTTGGGCATTGGCGCACTGAGAATTTCAAGTGGGAGCGTATGGCTAACGAGGTAGTGGGTAGCCTTGACCTTGTAGTAATCCATCCGATAACCGGGTATGAGTTACGCAGAACAGGTGCAGCCTCCATCGTCATCATGGTTGACAAAGTACCCAGTGCATTAGCAGCCGACCCCGTAGAACGCAATAGATGGGCATTGAACGCAGATAATAAAAAGCCTAACGCATTAGACCTTGCCTTTCCTAAACTCAAAACAGAGTGCCTTAAAAACGCTGCTGTGTCATTTGGTAAGTTGTTAGGCCGTGACCTTAACCGCAAGAACGCAGATGTGTACAAGCCATTCAAGTTGAAGGGTAGTCTGAACTCATCGAACAAGGATGTGCAATATTTGCACGAGCTTATTGAGAAAGCGCAAAGCCTTGATGATTTGGATATCATCTTGCAAGCATGCCCGCAAGAATTCTTTGCCGATATCGAAAAGTTAGCAAATGTTAAAAAGGAGCAACTCAGCGGATTGTTGTAGTATCTTCGAACCATCAAATAACAAAACAAATGGAACAAACTTTATTTAGAGCATCGCAGCTTGGTAAGCTAATGACCGATGCACGCACAAAGACAGGACTATCTGAAACCTGCAAAAGCGCACTGCTTGAAATCTACATCCAACAGAAGTACAAGCGTTACAAAGACATCAGCAACAAGTACATTGAGAAAGGTGTAGCAGTTGAGAATGACTCAATCGATATGTGGCGCAGAGAGCGTAACGCTATCGTATTCAAGAATGAAATCAATTTCAAGAATGAGTATGTAACAGGCACACCTGATTTGCTCATCAAAGATGGTGGCGTAGTGGTGAACGTCCCGGATATCAAAAGCAGTTGGGATATCCACACCTTTATCGATGCAAAGGCTAACGAGTTGAGCAAAGACTACTACTGGCAAGGTCAAGCGTATATGTGGCTAACGGGCGCAACTACTGCAACCTTTTGCTTCGTGCTTGTCAATGCACCGCTGCAAATGATAGACGATGAAAAGTACCGTCTTGCACGCAGGATGAATCTTATTGATCCACAAGGCAACGAGGAATTCATTAAGAAGGCACAGCGCATAGAAAAGAATATGATTTACGATATGCCTACCTTCCTTGCAGAAAACCCACACGCTAACCTTGAAAGTGATTTGGCAAATTGGGAATACGATATACCAGTGCAGGAACGCATCCACGAAAAGGTTGTGGAGTTTGATGCCGAAGCTATCGCAAAGCTGCAGGAGCGTGTACCAATGTGGCGTGAATACCTTAATACCTTAGCACTATGAGTAAGGAAATTAAAATTCTGATTTACTTAGTTGCATCCGCAGTGCTTGCATATCTATGCGCTTTATTTATTACGTTAGAAACCGATATTACAAAATGGTCTAACAGCGGTAGATTGAGTTTGCTAATGATATGGGGTATATTAAATGTTGGATTAATTATTCATTTAATGGTTTTTTATAACGAAGATGAAAAATGACCACAGACCAACTCAAAGACCATGTGCGCAATGCAACGCAGCACTATTACAACAAAGAACAAGTGATTGAATTAATCAATAAACTAAACAATGAAGGCAAAAGACAAAGCATGGCAACTGTACTCGAACTATTTTGATATAGTCGAAGGTGAACAGCAAGAAGGTCAACTGGGTGCGGTGCATTACAAGGCTATCAACTGCGCACTCTACTGCGTGGATGAAGCCATAACCAACGCACCTACCGACATCATGCAAGACTTCGAAGGAACCGGGGAATACTATTCCGTGAAAGCCTACTACCACCACGTTAAAAACGAAATACTCAAACTCAATCAAAGCAAATCTAAATCATGACACAAGAGAAAAAAGAAACAGCAATCCGCAGACTGCATTTAGCTTTAAAGAAACGCTTTAAAGGTCAAGCCATACACATGCCTTGGTCGGAGATGGAAGGTTTCTTAAACGCAGCGCAAACGATTGAAATGAACCACATCCATGATGCCTATAATGATGGCTACTTAGATGGCGAAAGTGGACTACCTAACCGCACACAGATAGAACCATGAGCGAACTAACACTATTGCAAAAGGCAATGCGCATAGTTGAGAAGCATGAGCCTGGTCTATTTGATGTTCACACACAAAGAGGACGAAATTTTATTCATGATATGCAAGACCTACTAAACGATGCAGAGAATGGACAAGGTTAAACGAGCACTAACCCTGATGGTTCAGATGCAACAACGAGATATGCCCGTGCATGTGATAGCCAAAGAACTGATGGTAACCGAACGCACCGCATACAGATACTTGCGATTGTTCAAAGACATCGGCATCAAAGTAGACCAAAACGTGTACGGTGCATACACCATCCAACCAACAACAATTAAAAAAAGAAAAGCCAAACGAAATGAAAGCAACACTAACATTCAACCTACCTGAAGAGGAAGTAGAATACAACTATACCCTTAACGCTGCCAGGTATAAGGATGCGCTTAAAGATATCATGGATTTGATGCGAAGGGAGTATAAGTACGGTAACCATGTAAACGAAGTAAGCGACACCATTGCGGAACTTTATGATAGGTTCATAGATATAACTGAAGGGCTGCTCGATGAATAGATTTCTAATCCTTAGCAGCGGGCGCATCATTGCTGCACCTTGCGATAGCCATGCTTCCAAAGAAAGCGACCGAGTGACTCGCCTTCAGCATCCACCTTCTCTTCACTCCACTCAGGTTGAATGTGATGAAGATACTCATGGATCAACACGATGAGGTAGCGCATAGGCGGCAGCGTAGGGTCAATCTCAATTACGTTGTCGCAGTACAAACCATCCGCACGTTCACGGCCTAACTTGCGATGTACAACTTTTGGATGTGGCTTGCGTTTCATTGTGCTATATTTACATCGGTTTTGTGTGTAATCAATACACCGTCTTTAAATTGTTTTTATGTTATTTGATTGATGAAAGGCCCTGCAACGGTGGGGCCTTTTTATTTATCGAATCTTTCCGTTCACTATGCGGTAGTTGTTGACTTCAAACTCACCCGTGTCC